GGTGCCGAGAGGCGATCGCCGCAATGATTCTTCTTCACTTTGAGAAACGCGATGCGCGGCGCGCGACATGGTGGGCCGACCGTATGCTCGAACTTCGCGAGCCAAGCGAAGCCGAGAGGCCGTGGACGCATGAGGCGAAGTATTACGGCTGGGCCGGCTTCGACATTGCGGCTCGGGCGCACCGCATGGCGGAAAACGCGAACAAGGCGAGCGAGCTTCAACGCAAGTTTCACGCGGGAGTAACGCCGACGATTTCGCTCATCCACGCGACGCGCGGTCGCTCAACGAAGGCGGTCGGATGCCGTGAGTCTTGGATGAACACGGCGGCGAATCCTTGGAACGTCGAGCACGTCTTCGCCGTGGATTCCGACGACAAGGAAAGCGTCGCGATGGCGAAGCAGTTTGTCAGTGTCACGAGTCACGGTCGGTCATGCGTTGCAGCGTGGAATCTCGCGGCAAAGTCGGCGCGCGGAGATTTGATCGTGCAGCTTTCCGACGATTGGTTACCGTCGCCGAACTGGGACTTGAAGTTGCTGGACCTTGTGAAAGGACGCGACCTCGCGCGCGAGCAAATCGTGATCGCGGTAAACGACGGTCATCGGCGCGATGACCTGCTCTGCATGGCGATCGTTTCCCGCGGCCGGCTTGAGGCCCAGGGCGAGCTTTTCTTCGACGGCTACGAATCCGTTTTCAGTGACAACGAGTTCTCCGTGCGCGCCTTCGCTGACGGCGTGGTGATCGACGCGCGCGACAAGATCACGTTCGAGCACGCGCACCCGGCTTTCGGCAAGGCGCCGATGGACAAAACCTACGAGCACAACAATTCAAGCGAACGCTACAAGGCCGGCAAGGCGTTGTTCGACGCTCGCAACCCATCAAAATGACACATCACGACGGCTACGAAATCTGCAAAGAAACGGGCGCGCTAAAATCAATCAGTCGCGAGATTACGGCGCACTACGACCACGCCTACGTTGCGCGATACGAGAATTATCCGCAGGCCGAGCTTTCAAGGATTCGCGCCGAAATCGTGATGAAGCACGCAGGCCAATTTGAGAACATTTGCGACGTCGGATTTGGCACGGGCGCCTTCCTCTCCGAGATCGGCCACAGAAACCCGATGGCAACGCTTCACGGCTTCGACGTCTCGCCCTATCCGCCACCGCATTTCGTGCGCATCGAGCCGGACTGGCAGGAAAAGGAATGGGACGTTGTGACGTTCTTCGACTCGCTCGAGCACTTCGTTGACCTACCGAAAGTCCGAGCCAAAGTTGTCGTCGTTTCCGTTCCGTGGTTTGACTGCGTGGCCGGCGAGAAATGGTTCGCGCAGTGGAAGCACCGCCGTCCCGGTGAGCATCTTTGGCACTTCACGTCGCTCTCGCTCTCTCGCGTGTTTCAGCGGATGGGTATGCGGGAGGTCTATGCAGGCAACCCCGAGGACGCGATTCGCATCGGCGACGGCAAGCGGCCGAACATTCTGACTATGGCGTTTGCCCGATGAAAATCTGCCTCGCCTATCCGCAGCGCCTCGGCGACATCATCCGCATCCTGCCAATCGCGCGGCACTTCGCGGCCGACGGAAACAAGGTGCTCGTCGAGTGCCTGCCGCCGTATCACGAGTTCTTCGATTGCGTGAGCTACTGCCGGCCGTCTCTTCGTGCGGAGCGCGATGCGCACCGCTTCGACGTGGTGCTTGACCTCGAAATCTGGCCGAATCGGTTCAACGAGTTCGTGGCATCCGGCAAGACCTGGCTGGACTTCGTTTACGGCTCAAGCCCGATGCTCGCCGGCATTGACCGCAAGCCGGTGTTCGACCTGATCGACGAGATGCCGGGGCTTGCCGACTACGGCTTGCCGGCCGACGCGAGCGTCTTTTCGCCGTTCGGTTATTCGCAGCGCGACAGATACACGCCCAAAAGCCTCGCCGAAGAGGCAAAGAAGCGCATTTGCGGGCCTTTCGTGACCTTGGCTGACCCTATTCATGCCGACGCGCTTTCAAGGGCTGGAATCGCGCGCAATTCAATCCTGACCGCGCATCGTTCGTCGCACCTGCCACGCCTACTTCGCGATGCGAAAAACGTCTTCACGATCAATTCCGCGCCGTCGATTATCTGCGGGGCCGTGCGCAGCGAGTTTTGGCACGTCCTCGGAGGCGAACCGCAGAACGACGCGATCTCGCCCGCCTCGCGCATTGTGACATTCGGCGCCTAGGCATGGCCGTCCGCGACTTCGACCCGACTCAGCTCTCGACCGACTTTGACGCGATCTTGTCGCAAGCCGGAATCACGTTCTCGTTTCTCGGCGCAAGCGTCACCGGCGTCTGGTCATCCTCGCGCGATGCGTTCGCCGACTTCGAGAACCAGCGCCGCGACGAGTCGAAGTTCACCGTGTTCCTGACCACGAGCCAAGTCGCGACAACGCCTGCGCAAAGCCAGACCCTCGTGCGCGCAGGCGTCACTTACTTCGTCGAGCAGGTGCGATTTGACGCCGAGGGAACGGGCGTCGAGATGGATGTCTGCAAGGTGATATGAACTTCTCGGTCAAAGTGGACTCGGCGAAGCTGGAGTTCGCGCTGGCTCGGCTGGCTGACGCTGCGCGCGTGGAGCTGGGCCAAGTGATCAAACAGGAGGGCGGGCTCGTCGCAAAGACGCTCATGCTGATTATCCCGCCGACGACCGGCAAATCTTCCGCGGGCAACCCCGGCTCTGGCGGCATGAGCACGGCGGCAAAGCAACAGGGCGAGAGCGCAATCAAAGGCGACCTATTCGGCGGCAAGAAGGCGTCAAGCGCGCGCTACTCGTCTATTGGCTTGTTTCAGCGCATCGGCAGCTCCGCGCTCGTGCCTCCGCGCAACGGCATCGGAGAAACCGTCGGCGTGCGTCTAGGCTGGGAGCAGTCAAAGAAGATTCGCATCATGTCGCGTTACTGGAAGCCGGCCGCGTCTGCGTCTGAAATGTCAGCTTTCCATAAACGCTATCGCAACGCGCGCGGGCGCACCGGCAACGTGTCGCAAAGCTCAATCGGCAGGTGGCAAGTTCAAGATCAAATGTGGATTCAAGACGCGTCGGCAGATGCGTATTTCAATCTCGTCAAGGCGCGCGTCGGCTGGAGCAAATCAGGATTTGCCGCGGCCGCGCTCGCGTGCGGCATCCGCGTTCCCGCGTGGATTCGCCGGCACGCTTCCGCGTCTGGCACGACCTCGTTTAACTTCGGGAGAAACCCTTACATCGTCGGGACCGCGACGAACACGAAGATTCCCGACATCAATCGTTACGTCGATAACGCGATGGCAATTCGCGTGAAGGTCACGCAGCAGAAGGTTGACCGCATCCTCGCGAACAAGGCCGTCAATCTGGGCTTCGCCAAAGTGGACGGCGCCGGGAAAATCCAATACAAAGAACCATGAGCACACGCACCGACATCCGCAACGCAATCGGGACCGCGCTGACCACGGCGGGCGTCGTCGTGACCGCAAATCTCATCCGCGGGCGAAACAACACGATCGCCAGCGTGAGCTTTCCGTCCGCTGCGGTTTACGCGATCAATGAGCAGATCGAAGTTCGCACGATGCCGATTGGCCGCGGCGAGCAGTTTCGCCAGCTCCAAGTCATGGTCGATTATTTCACGGCGCAGACCTCGGCCACCATCATTGACGACCTATTTGACACGGGCTCCGCCGCAGTTGAGGCCGCAATCTTGGCAGACCCGACCCTAGGCGGCGCTTGCAGGGACACGCATTTAACGTCCGTCGATTATGTGATCGAACCCGACGAGGATAAACGATGGGGCGTCGCTCGGCACACTTTTAACTGCATCTACCTAACCACCGAATAACATGGCCAACCAACTCGGACGCTCTGGCGTCGTCAAAATCTCATCCACCACCGTCGGCGAGCTGCGCAACTACTCGCTTTCGCACTCGTCCGATACCGTCGAAGATTCCGTCATCGGCGACACCTACCGCACTCGGCGCGGAACGATGAAAACTTGGAACGTGTCCGGCTCCGTTTACTGGGACCCGATCGACGCCGGCCAGGTGCTTTGCTCCATCGGCTCGTCCGTGACTGTGAACCTTTATCCGATGGGCATCACGGCGACTTCGACTTACTACTCTGGCGGCGGCGTTGTCACGAAGTTCGACATCACCGCGGCTTTCGACGGAATGGTCGAGGGCTCCATCTCCATCGAAG